TCAATCTTTAGCAGTGCAGTTGTAATCAACGATACGCTAACCGTGAGATCAGGTTCTCTAATACAACCGATAACCGGAACAAACGGTTACAGCATCCTTGTTTCAGGTTCAAACTCCAAGGGCGGAACTAACTACATCGACTTCATAACGGCAACAAACACTTCGGCTGGCATATCAACTCCCAGCAAATGGTTCAGGCTCAACACTGTGGGTGACTTTGAGATCGTTAACAGCGCCTACAGCAGTGTCATACACACAATAAAGGACAACGGAGATGCTACGGTCGTCGGTTCTATCACAACTCTAAGCAGCTCCAATCTAAACGCCGTGATTGAATCCATGGTAAACAACAACGGTAGCACCGGAACCGTTTCGTTCAGCCTGGCGAATTCTTCAATATTCTACGTGAATAACCCTGCAGGAAATATCACGGCCAATTTCACGGGTGTTCCCACGACCAACAACACCATAATCTCCACAACGGTGATCCTGTCCCAAAGTTCCACACCTCGAATCGTCAGCGCGGTTCAGGTCGATGGAGTAGCTTCTACCATCAACTGGGCCAACGGAATCACACCAACTGGTAACTCAGGAAAACAGGACGTGTTCGGTTTCAGCCTCATACGCTCCGGTAGCGCTTGGAAAACCCTCGGACAGATGAGCACTTTCGGGTGATAAAATGATCAGTAGAATGTCATCTTTAGGTCCACTATCTTCCAGATCTCCGCAGGAAGTTGTGACCCGCGGGCTACTCGTTTGGCTCGATGCGGGTCGACCTGGAAGCTATTCCGGAACTGGTACCACTTGGACCGATCTTACGGGTGGAAACGACGCCACGCTCGTAAACACTCCTACGTACAGCACAACCTACGGTGGAGAACTTACGTTCTCAAAAGCCTCTTTTGAACACGCTACTCTCACCAACCTTGGAAACCTCAGTACGTGGACGGTAGAGGCTTGGGTTAAGTTTGACTCCGCTCCACAAACTGGAGTAAATGCGATCGTGACGAACCAGTACGATGGTCTTAGCAACGTCAACTTCGCACTGGGATCGATCGATCCACTGTCCAACCAGATAAAGACTGGATTTTTCAATGGTGCCTGGAGAATGTCTTCGGGAGTTACCGTCGCGACGGGACAATGGTATCACCTTGTGGGAACTTACGATGGTTCAACGATCAAGCTCTACAACAACTCGGTTTCAGTTGGTAGCACATCTTACGCAGCCACCCCAACTTCAGGAGGAGAAGTCAGGATAGCTCGTAGGTGGGATGCTTCTGGTACAGATGCGAACAACTTTGTCGATGGAATGATACCGGTCGTCAGGATATACAACAGGGCACTCGATTCCCTCGAAGTTCTACAGAACTTTAACGTTCATCGATCCAGGTACGCTTAGATAACACAAGCAAAATTCTAAAGTTCATCAATGATTTTAGCAGTTCTTCAATAATTATTGACCGCGATTACTTGCAAGATCGCAGGAGAAAATCATGGCCAGGACATTCGTAAAACAGACCCAGTCGACAGGGTCATTGGCAGTCGACGACAGCATTTTATTGACAGAACACTTAGCAGTATCGGGTACGCTTCAAGACAACCTCAACGCACTTCGCACTGCCCTTCGTGCAGTGATCGGCGCGCCGGCCTACGACGGCGGTTCATCTGCTGGATTTTGGCATACAGGTTCGGCAAACGGGGTCAGCTTAGCCGGCATCAGCACCGACATATCAGGAACATGGCAGGTCAATTCACTCTTCGTCTCAGGCGCCGGCGCTTCCACAGTGTCAGGAACCTTGACAGTCGAAGCGCTTAATGTGACAGGCTCGGCTGGCATAACAGTCAGCAACGGCATGACGATCACAGGTGACACATTTGAAATGACAGGTTCGATGTTCGTGTCGAGCTCGTTCACGCTAACAGGTTCACACAGACAGCTCGTCGTACCAGGAGACGCTGCAAGCTACTTCTTGGTGTCGAATGATTCAGAAACAGAATCGTTTTACATCAATAATGCGGCACCGGGAGGTCATCTCTCACTGGAACTGTCAGCATCACAAATCACTCTCGCTGCCGATACAATGGTGCTTGGAACTGGTTCTCTCGGCGTCGACGCTGTGCAGTTTGATGCAGGAACAACAACATGGTCAGCCTGGTATGGGGCATTTGGTACTGGGACATCACTGCTTGACGCCATCGTCGCTGTGTCAACAGCCGCGTCGGGCGCTGCTGCGCCAACGACGTTACCGTTCAGTGCCAGCATAAAGGGGCCTATCCCTGTTGCTTCAACAATTAGCTCAGGTTCATGGGTAGGTGTGCAGGTGTTCTCTGGTTCAGGGTACACATTTGTGACGCCTACATACGGTGGCGATCCTGCGCATGACGTCGATATTTTCGTCAACGGAGTGCTGATGAGCGGCTCCAATTATCAGACACAGGAAGCTGACTGGTATTGGGACGACACGGCAGATAACGCAGAAGGTGCCGGTCCCAACAGGGTTAACTTCTCATTCGATTTGACAACGACAGACAACGTGCAGGTCATCTTTAGAGACTTCCAGCTCAACTGATGTTGATCAACTGCTCTAATTAACGATATGTGCCCAGGAATATTCCTGGGCACATATTTATTTGCATGTCCACAAAAGAAGTCACAGACAAGATTTACGAGGTCGGCATCAAAATTGATGATGTGCTCGAGAGCAAACGACTCGAACTTCGCCTCGCAGAGGCGACTGCTGCCGGTGCTCTATGCGTAATCAACAGGCTTGAATCTGAGCTAAAATTGATGAAAGATGAATTGGTGAAGGCGGGAACCGCGGGAGCGACGACCCCTGCAGCAGCTGAAATGACATACCAGTATCTGCAAAGACTTTTATTGACAGCTCGTAATGAACACTCGGCAGCAGAAAAGACGTCAGCATTGAAGATGGGAGAGACCGCAGGACTCGTCGCGGCCATAGGAATCGTCAAAAAAACTTATGATGAACTGTCATCTCGACCCGACGAAAATCAACCACCAGTCATGACTGAACCACCGCCGGCCCTGAGGAGCCCTCCTGTTACGTCAAGTGATGATGTGAATATTCAAAAAAAATTAGATGATGTTATTCCTGCGACAAATAAAAATAAAAAAGTAGAGCTCTCCAGAGCCATGCGAGATGCAAGAAAATCAGGCAAAAACAAATCGATGCGACAGCTCTTAAAAGAGCAAAGTGCCGAAGGGACAGAGCCCCCCGACACCGAGCTTGATGTTGTACGAACGACGGCGCGATCAGCGCCAGGCACCTGACATCTGCTTCGATTCATCCATGTGAATGGTGAGGTCGGTCGTGCCGAAGAGCAGCTTCTGCCCCTTGCCGAGGACGTAACCACGCTTCAATCGCGAAGGAATAGGCGCACCGCACTCGCCGTCGGTCATGATGAGCATGCCGTCCCAGCGGCCGCGATTCTTCGGGTCATTGGCAAGCTTCGTGGGAGCGTTGAAGTCGGTGCCACCGCCACGGACGCGCTTCGCAGGAACGTTGGAACCCTTGCGCCACGTGTAGACGTCCTTGTCGAGTGCCACCGTGTCGAAGGGCACCACGTCGATGGTCACCTTCTTCGTGAGTGAACCAAGCTCTGCGAAGAACTCAGCCAGCATCGTATTGTTGACGGAGCCCGACTGGTCGATGGCGACGAGAAGCTTCGCCTCGTAGCCCTTCTTGACGCCGGGGTGGATGTAGGGGTAGCGCTTGTTGATGCGCTTGATCGAGGTGGATCGACCACCGCGAACGAGGGAGCCAACGAACTGTCGCAGCACATTGCGCCAGTTGATGATGTTGCTCACCGACTTGCGGATGGCCTCCACGAGATCGGCAGGGATATTGCCCCAGCCATTGGCCTGGGAGTCGGCGTGCTTCGTGGCCTTCTCCACCATCGCCTTCACCTTGCCTTCGACATATTCACGCATGTCTTCGGGAATGGACTCCCAGGCATCGTGGTCGTCCATAGATCCGAAGTCGCCGACGAGGGTCTCGGCAGACATGCCAGCCGCCTCGGCTTCCTGCTTGATCTTCTCGAAGTACCACTCGGACGCCATCATCGGAGGCAGCTTCGCGATGATGTTTGCGAGTTGCATGCCTTGCTTCTCCTCCGTCGTGTACTCCCGGCCCTCGGGGTGCTTCGGAAAGACGCCGGGGACGAGGGCGAAGTCAGGCAGGGGTCGCTCGCCCTCGAGGCGGCTTGAAGCTCCGCGCTTCGCAGCGTCGAGGATGATGGAGTTGATGGCCAGATCGGTGGCCACATTCCACAGCTTCGGAGGCGTCTTGCGACGTGATTGAATGTGACCGAAGACGAGGTGGTAGTACTCGTGCGTCAGAACACCGCGAATCTCCCAGGGGGTCAAGCCGGCAAAGAAGTCGGGATTCCAGTACAGGACGATCTCGTCAGACTTTTCGTCGAAGGCCACGGCCGCTGTCGGCATCGACCGCGTCGGAACCTTGTGAATGTGCCGCGACAGTTCCGCGAAGAACGGCGCGTCCTGCAGGAAAGAGATGAGGTGCCGGTCCAGGTTGAAGTCTGTTTCGGTGGGGCTGAACATGAGTATACAATATCCTCTCGGGATGTGGGTTTGCATCGCGGCGACGTACAATTTTTCACACGCGAATACTACATGCAAGATCGCAGACGAACTGCTGGCAAATCACATGGGATTGCAGCTTTGCACCGCCGCGCGACAAATTATTTGTCCACGGATCACCGGTGATCTGTGTGGTCTCTTGTACCACATTAGAATATTCGAAATAAATGACCCAGGGATAATCCAACAAATAAATTGAAAGTTACCCCTGGGTCGACCTGGGACTAGGATTGCTGTCCCGTGTAGGCCTGCCCGGCGGCGATCACCTTGGGGTCCACGTCGCTAGGACTGCGTTCGCGGATGAAAACAGGGAAGCGAACTTTGCCGTCGACCGTGAGACCGTCGGGCGTGAGGGGATCAGGTTGACCCTCGAGCTCCACGATTCGCCCAAGCCATCCGTCAGGATCAAGGTTGATCTCTGCCTTGAGTTTGTCAGTGAAGCCGCCGCCGACGCGGGTCACCACGCCGTTCGGCATCACCACCTCGAAGCCACCCCACATGCCCTCGCGCTTCGAGCCACGCTTCCCCTCGTAGTGACCAACAATGACGCCTTCATATGTCGTCACGGGCTTCAACTTCTTGACGGATTCAGTCCGCTTGAAGCGGTACGGGGATCGCAGGTCCTTCACCATGACGCCCTCGTATCCGGTGCCCATGGTGGCCGAGTAGAACTTCATCAGCTCTGAAATGTTGGCTGCTGTGACGCCGTCGACCTGGACGACGCATTGGACGCCGACCTGTCCCACGAGCTCATCGACGAGCTCGATCCTGTCGAGGAGGGCGATGCAGTTGTCCTGCTCACGCCAATCCTCGAAGTGCATCGCGTCGAAGACGTGAAAGACCATGTTGGAATCGTCCTTTGACTTTTTGTGCGACATGACGACGGAGGCTGACTCGTTCCAATCGGCTCCCATGATCTCACCGTCGAGGACAAAATCGTCCCAGGACGCTGCCTCGAGGGCGGCCTTGACGCGAGGCAGCGTCTCAAGAACAGTGCCGTTGCGTGTGAACATCGTGACAGTGCCGTTGCGCTTCACAGCGACGCACCGCAAGCCGTCGAGCTTCGGTTCAACCCGAACAGGAAAAGTGATCTCATCGACGACCTCAATGCCCTTGCCTGGTTCGAATCGGGAAGCGAGCGACTCAGCGAGCTGCACAGAGAACTTTGTGATGCTGCCCGGCCACACTTTGTTCACTGTGGTCTCCTGCACGCCGCATCGCAGGTTCTTCAAGAGAATGCGAGTGCACCACTTGGCCTGCCTCTCATCGAGGGTGAGGAAGAACTGTTCCACGGCTCCCTTGGCAGCATTGCCTGTGATCTGGCGGGTCGACAGCTCTTCTGTGATGAGCTTCAGGAACGACTCCACAACGACGTCATCGTCTTCGTGGTGCCTGAAAGTCGGCGGCGCCTTGAACTTAGAGACGTAGTAGTTGACGTACGGATCGAAGGCGGCGACGAAGAGACGACGCAGCAGGCCGTTCTTACGGTGGCGATCGAGGAGGTCCTCCTTGAAAAGACGGGAATTGTCGGATTCAAGGGCCTCGAGGATGTCAATGACGGTGTCCATGTGAATACTCTACCTCAGCAAGTTGCAGGTTTGCATCAGGAAATGCGCTTCAAAAGCGCGAGGTAATTGGGATTTTCAGGTACGCTGAGCGTGTATTTGCGAATTCGCGGACGACGCTTCGAACCATCATTAATTTCAACCTCATAGCGACCGGGATCGATGCTGAGAATTCGATTTCGATCAATCGGCCGACCGCGGCCGCCGGCGCGGAGATTGCGACGCAGCGAATTTTTATCGCTGCTGATCAGCTCGAGTAGCGTCTTGCAAGACGCGTCGTACTTGCGCTTCGTATCCCTCGCAATTCGCTGCTCATTTGTAAGCATCATTACCTTGACGGGCGACGTCGCCATCTCATGCAGTTCTGAGAGAAGTTGGCCAATCCTTGAGATACACTCAGCACGTTCGTTGAAAGCCTCCACGGATTTGGAGTACGCGGAAGTGATGCTGGAAGTGATCAGCATCTTGAACGGCATCCAAATATTTCCGTCGAGATCCTGAATTTCAAGACCAGTAGATTGCCACCCGATCAACACCTCAGCGATACCTTCATTGTAGGCACCTGTACGTACCCCAACCCGAGTCTTGTAGTTGAGACGAATTTCGTTTGCATCAGGATGACTGGAGAGAAATGCTGAACGCACCGCCTCTGCGCCGTCCTTGTAGAGAAATTCCATTGCATCTGACGCAAGAATTTTCTGCATGACGATGCGGCTGGTGATGTTTTTGTCCGAAGGGTTCATGGTGGTGCTGTTACTCATTGTTGTGCTTGTGCCTTTGGGCTGAGGTTAGGTGTGGTGTCAGGTTCGTACCTGAACGTAAAAGAGGGATAGTAATCGTCTCCAAAGTCAGTGCCGACGGTCAACCAAATGTGACCCGTTAACACATCACGAAGAATCCATCCTGAAAAATCTTTTTGCATGTCATGCAATGCTTCAGGTGAGACGGCGCCGAGATCGACCTTGCCATCCTTTGTATATTCGATGTTGTCCCAATAGGATCGGGATCGGGTTGAAATTCCACCTCGTTCGAGGCGGACCTTGGCGATTGAGGAGCGAAAAAAGATTTTGCCAACCTCTTCGGTGCGAAAGCATGCAAAGTATGACCGATAACCGTCGTTAGGATCCTCTACAGCTTCAAGGGCCATTCGAGCGCCGCCGCGACCCAGACAAAAACACGACCCGTCGACACCGTAAAAGTCAAACTCACAACCGATGAGGCTGTCAATCAAAGAGTCGCTTAGGCGATTGGTGACGTGTTCAATGTCAAACATAACATCAGCCTCCCACGAGGATGTAACATTTGTTACGTTCAGTAGCGTCTTTGATGAAAGCGCAGTAAGAAGAATTCTTTGTTGCAACTGCGAAGCACATCATCCTAGCATCGTGTTCAGGAATCACGGCACACCTTGAAGTGCCTGCCTCGGCTTTCATTGGAAGCAGCAGAGCTAGAACGGCAGTCATGCGACGCAGCATGATTATATGATACCAAAAGCAGTGGGGGCGTTGCACAGCAACGCCCCCACGTATTTCAAGTTATTTCTTTGATGAATTACTTTGCTGCGAAGGTGCTGTTCTCCTTCTTCGTCTTTGATTTCTCAGATGAAATCACCTTACTCAGCTTCAGATACAACTTGTGACCGCGATTCGCAGCGTGCGAATCAACAGCAGCGGAACCTGATGTATAGCACCTGAATGTAGGTGCTGCCTGTGGAGTACGCGACCAGCAACGATCAAGGACATGCAGCGCTAACTTAAGCTGCAACTTACGATTTGAGCAAATTTGAGCTCGCGTGTGTCCTTCCCAGTTGATACCTTTCATCACTTGGCCGAGGCCAATTGATTTGCCTCCATCGCCATTTGTCTTACATTTCTCCACCGACTCTCTCATACCGGATTCATTTACGACGACAGCGGCAAGCAACGCAATAGCTGTGTCCTGTTCCATCGAGAGTTTCTTTTCACTGTTTGACTCTTCTCGCACCACTGTGAACATGTCATCCGTCACCGCATTGACACGGTCGACATTTATGGATGGCAGCATCGTCTGCAGTGCTAGAGCGAGTGCAGTTATCAGATGTGTCATTTCTCGTTTCTCCTTGTATTTCAAAAATCGCCGATGAATTCATCGCTGACTTTTGAAAAGTGTTACGTAACTATACCCAACAATTTTCATTTGGATAATAAATGAGTCCTAAAAAAATCAAAAATATTCAAAAACCATTACAGTCAATGATTATTGAATATTTTTTTTGATTCAACGTGTGACAACAGGCACACGTTAGAAAGCTGCTCGCTCTTACTTGTTCTTCTTCTTACCGCTTTTAGCGGCCGTCGTTATCACTTCAACGTCAATGCCTGGGGGATCTAGGTCCTCCACATCATGTAGCTTTCCTGTGCTTTCTTCAACTAGTTGAGGTGGCTCAAGCACTACGACGCCTTCCGTCGGTGAAGACGCAATGAATTCACCATTTGAACTTTTGCCTGCTGCGTCATTGAATTCTTCTTCAGAAGGAGGCAGAACCCCCATAGAAGAACACCTTGTTGACAGCGTTTCGTATGTGACGATTCCCGTGTCGAGAAGAAATTGCTTTAGCGTCTTCCTTCTTCTTCTTAGAATGTCTGAAAGACTTACTTTGGACAGGCTGCGTTGATGTAGTCTCATTTTGTTTTCCTTTAGCTTTGAGGCTGCGCGTCGATGGATTGCAGAATCTCACAAATTCCTTGCTGGAATTGAGGAGACTTGATAATCTGCTCGAGTCTCTCCTCTGTAACTTGAACGTTCCATTCCTTGAGGATGGTCGTCGCAAACTTTCGCATGACTCGCAATACATAGTTGCGAGCCGATGAATGATTCATCTTAAATCCAATAGATGTCATCGTGTCTGCAATTTCTCGATAGTTTACGCCATCATTTTCGATGACTGTTGCGTACGCATTCTTCACGTTCTTCATTTTTTTACCTTAAGTTGAGGTCTGCCCAACGGGGCAAAACGTGCCTGTTGAAGTGCAATTAATCTTTTAGTCAGATCTATCTCTGACTCAGCATCGTCGTCATGCTGTGACTTTTGTGGTCGCAGCGGTTTCATTCGATGTGTCAACAAACGATTGAGAAGCAACGAATTGTAAATGCTGATCAATAGCAACGACACTTCAAGTGCGATGTGAACATACTCGTACATTTTACGTCACGTTAGTGGATGGCCCAATTTTACCGCTTCAAGCTCCTCTGATGAAATTGAGTACTGCATTTTGTCTTCAGGTTCATCAAACAAACCAAAACGCAAGCGAAGAATTGCAGACTCTTTATCGGTGAGAGTCGACAAGACGCCCCTAACAATTTCCATCAGTTCCTTTGAAGAGACATTAAGGAATGGATTGTTACGCTCCTCAAGATCTTCAAGCTTGTCCTCGAGTGTGGCTGCATCAGGATCGTTGGAAACTGTCTGATTAAGGGAAATCACATTCCTTCCGGAAGCCATCGTAGCTTTTACGACAGTCTCCGAAGCGTCGACTAGCTCAAGCAGATCCTCATCTGAGGGATCACAGCCCATCTGTTCACGGAATTCGTCAGCTGCCTGCAGCAGCTTTTTCTGAAGAGTTGCAGCATGCGCCGGCAATCGAATCATGCGCTTACGCTTCAGGACGTGTTGACTAATGGCCTGCTTGATCCACCACGTGGCGTAGGTGGAGAACCTGAATCCCTTCTTGTAATCGAAGCGCTCAATCGCCTTGAGGAGACCGAGGTTGCCTTCCTGAATGAGGTCCTCGAGGGGAATGTTGTGCCCCTTGTGCTTCTTGGCGATGGAGATGACGAGGCGTAGATTGGACTCGATCAGTTTCTTTCTAGCCTTCTCTCCTGAAGGACCACCCGAGGCATACTCCTGAAAAAGTGTGACGACCTCGGGGTGCTTGAGCTGTGTGAATGATTTCATGTCATTCAGATACGAATGAATGATATCGCTCTTCGAAGACAATTTGCTGAATGCTGTCATTTTCTTATTTTTCAATTGACTTCCAGCTGCTCAACATCACCATCGTAAGATTCGTGAACGCTGTCATCTGGGTGCATGCGCATGTACTTCTCATGCGCGACTCTGCGTGTTTCGCGTACCCCAAATTCCCTCTGAAGGTAGGCCAACTCTACCTCCCAAAGGTACGGGTCCATGCCAGCGCGCACCACCTGATCACGCGACGAACTGAGATAATTGTGTCGCTCCCTAAGATCATCATCAGATGAGTAGCCAAGAGTATCCATGTCGATGACGTAGGGGGCATCAACTGAATAACGCTGGTTCTGATTGTGATTCTGCTGCGACGACTTCTTGTTCTTCTTTGACATGTTTCTGAATTGCTCCTCAAACTAGAGAGAGGTGTGTCGACACTTCGATGGGCAAGGTCACCATGATCATGACCACCTTAGTCCGACTCACATGAATACCATAATCATCTTTTTTGCAAAGGTACACCAACTGAAAGTATTAATTTTCATACAGGATTCCCATTGCTGCATCAATCCCAGATGAAAGCTGCGACAAAAGGCTGACAGATTCCACGAACTCAAGGCAAACGTTGCTGTCAGCCTTTTTGCAGAATTTCATTCTTCCATGATTTGAAACCATGATCAACAACTTGCCATCAGGCGACGTGTATGCCGTCGACCACACTTCGGATCGTTCCGCTAGCGAAATTACCTTTCCCATTTCATGCTCCAAGAATCGTTGAAGATTCACCAAAGGGTTGCCAACTGACAGCCACACCTCGTCGTTGCAGCATCTGTAGCATTGCTCTCGCGCCATCCGGATTGACGCTTTGAATGATCACCTGGTGAGGAAGACGTTCATCAGGCAATTCGCAGATGTCTCTTGCTGCATGTTGACCGTTGTATTCTCGGGCCTTGCCCCACCCATCAACATAACTGTCACCGCTTTGAAGATCACCAAGATCATGATCTAGATGAATCAAATCCCATGGTGATCCTACCTGAAGTTGATTGAGAAACTTGAAGTATGTTCGCGCATGACGAACATCATGTTCTGCGTAAATTGTTGCGAAGAACTCATGCCGAATATCATCGTCGTCGAGAATCAAAATCTTCATGTTAGCCTCTCAGTTCAAGAACGCCCCACTCGTTGGGGGCAATTGTGTACACAACTCTCGTTACACCTGCACCTCGTAGGCGGCGTTCACAACCTGGACATGGACGTGCCATGGCCCAACCGCCAGTTCCTCTCGCAACTCTAGCGACCCACACGGTGGAACCTGGCGTGAGTTTTCTCACGAGTCGAGTTTCAGCATGATGCTTAGGTGCGCAATCAGGCGCTGCTATGTTTCTTGACGAAACGTAAACGCCGTCATTTCTGATGCCAATGGCCCCCAACAAAAATGTTCGAGCGTCATCGCATCTATTTCTACCTTGAATTGCAGCCTCTGCAGCTAGCTGCAGCATCTTCTTGTCTGACGCCATACGAGTATGGTTTACTCTACTCTTAAAAGAAGTTGACTTGCACTCAGCTGGCCGATTAGGATTCGAACCTAAATAGGCGGATTCAAAGTCCGCCGTCCTGCCTTTAGACGATCGACCAATGTGAAACGATATTATTGCGAGTCTTCACAATGTACAAGATATTTACTACTATGAATGACTCTCTAAAAACATCTAAAAGTGGACTTGAATTCTTATCCAATTGGGAAGGATGCATTTTGAAGCCCTACAAGGATATCGCAGGATTGCGAACGATAGGCATAGGGCACCTAATAAAACCTGGTGAAAATTTTCCCGATGACGTTCTTATCACAAAAGAAAGAGCATTGGAGATCCTTGCTGAAGATGTAAAAATTTGCGAGGATGCAATCAAGAAACACATCAAGGTGCCTCTCGGTCAAAATCAATTTGACGCACTAGTTTCATTTGGTTTCAATTGTGGTGTTGGTGTTTACAGCAAGTCAGGTGTTGCAACTGTATTGAATGCTGGGAAGTACGCCGACGTTCCTGCACAACTATTAAGCTGGAGCAAGGCAAGAGTCAATGGTGTGTTGCAAGTCGTGCAAGGTCTCTACAATCGACGAAAAAGCGAAGGTCAGCTTTTCATGAAGAGTGACACAGCGACGATATCGCCGGTGGATCCAATGGTGCCGTGGACAAAAGATGAGCTCATGTTGGCTCAAGAAAAATTAAAAAAATTAGGACTATATTCCTTGTCAGTCGATGGTCTGTGGGGCCCAGGAACCAACGCAGGAATCACCAGCTTTGCATCCAGCATTGGAGTAACCCTTTCAAATCCTAAGGGTGGCGTGCCAGCTTCAGTTCTCAATGAGTTGAAGAAACGATAATATTCGTTAACGAATATATTTATATTCATGGGAAATATATTCGCTAGGATAGCAGCTGCCATTAGAAAACCAAACGTTGTCGATGCTGTGACTCCAACGATCAATATAATTGATCGTTCTACACTGCTTGACGATAAAGATTTTCAGCTAATGGTAGAAGCGTGCAAAGTTCAGCTTGAACAACACGTTGCCCCGATGTGGCTACGAGGTTCATGGAACATTGTCGTGAATCAACCTGAAGAAGTTGGATATCCAATCGTCATCATTGACGACCCAGATCAAGCAGGCGCGCTAGGGTATCACACCAAGTCACCATGTGGAAAGGTGTGGGGACGCGTTTTTGTCCGACCGATCGTTGATGGCAAAGGATTGATGCTCTCAGGGCCCTTAAGCGTTTCGGCGGTGTTGTCCCACGAGATCATTGAGGCATACTGCGACCCAGACGTAAATTTGTGGTCTGACAGAGGAGACGGCCTGCTGATTGCATATGAAGCATGTGATCCTGTTGAGAATGACGTTTATGAAATAGAGACAAAGAGCGGAGCAAAAGTGTCAGTCTCTAACTTTGTATTGCCTGCGTGGTTTGATTCGTTGGCCCCTGAAGGTTCAAAGCTAGATTTTATGGCAAAATTAAGCAAACCATTCACTATGTCAAAGGGAGGATACATGGTGACACGTCATGCAAAAACAGGTGAAATAAAAAATGTTTTTGGGTCTATAAAAGCAGAAGAGATGCATGTTGTAAGACAAGCACCTCATCCTGCATCAAGATCAACAAGAAAAACTTCAACCTGATTTTGATGAACCGTAATTATCTGCAGCCCAACCGCCGCCCTTGAGCGTAAAAGTAGTTCCTGATGATATCAGTCTTTTTGAACCTGGCGTGAGGCATTTTGGGCATGACTCAGGGGATTCATCTTTTATGGATCTTTCAACTTCAAAGCACGTTGTACAAGCTTTACATTGATACTCATACGTTGGCATCGCTATCTCCTATCGTGATATAAGTAGGCAGCAGCACTATTGTGCCTGTGATGGGTACTGTACCGGGCTGTCTGTCTATGTTTAAGGCTCCCTGGTGTGACACTAGATCTGCATATGCTGGGTCCTTTAGGATGTCAGAGAATTTCATTTCAACGTTGTCAATCCAACAGGTCTGGGATACTAATTGACAAATTTGTGAGTAATCAACATGAAGAGCATCGTGCCCAGTAGTATTAGGTTGAATGACCCTCACGTTATGTCCTGCTTCAGAAGATGCAGGCGAGAAACCTTTTATTCCCTGAAAGGATGAGCCGTTGAAATGCCAACCATAATTGCAGGCGGCCTGTGGTTTCGACTCAAGCTTTTTGTCTAAAACCCAATGCTTGCCACATGTGGCGACGAGGCCTGTGGTGCCCTGATTCTTCAACTGCTTGTCAACAGACTGACTGTGCTTTATCATCGATGCAGTTGATGTTGATATCTGTACAGGACAAGGGGCAGCTCGTCGCACAGCGGCAGCAAACATCATATCAGCAACCATTGCTGTTGGCAACGAAGCGTCAAATATGTCAGCCAATTTCTGAGCCAGTACAGCTGTTACATTAACTCTTACGTCGTCAATTCGAAGTGCATCTTCCATGACACGCAATCTGATTGTACGACCATTGGTCGATTTTACTATATCGACCCATCGAGCATCAAACAATCCATTCAAAACTTGATTGTAAATGTAATTTTCTCTTAGTTGTATATTTTCAGGTATCATATTACGAGTGGGACCAGTCGGTGACGATCCGACAACCTACCGGTTAAAAGCCGGTTGCTCTACCAATTGAGCTATGGACCCTAGAGGGTTACTTCTCATAGCGCATTACAAGTTTCACCTGCATTATTCGATAATTTCTGCTGCAGTGGACATGCGCATCCACCCGGGCTATCACGTTCATATGAACGTGTTATTACATTACACAGCAAGACAACCATGTACAAGCAAAATTACTTTTTGAATTCAAGCTGACCGTTGGCTTCAGCAATCAACAGTGCCTCAACATACTCTAAGTGTGAGTCTGCCCCCGGAATATCCGAACGTCGCTTTGTGAGATTCTCACGAATCTTCAAGATTTCGTCCTTTGTGTTGGGGCAAAAAGCTTTTTGTCCAGGCCGCAGATCATTTAGCGTTTTATTAAACGTCGCTAAAGGTGTTTGCGCCTGCGAATCTAAATTGTTGACTCTTGCCATCGTTATTCCTATCG